ATATATACAACCTTTTGAACGTGCAGCCAAATGCAATTATGGGTGCAACAACTTTTAAAAAACAAATAATTGTAAACATGTTGTTAACTGGAAGTGCTACAATTTTAATTGATAGGGATAAACTAGGAATTATACAAGCTTTCTATTTAGTTTCTTCTGGTTTGGTTATTCCAAGAATTGTTAAAAATGAAGTTATATATTCAATCAATGGCAAAGATTACGATTCAAGCCAAGTTATATATATCATTAATAATTCATATGATGGAATTAACGGTATATCAACAATTAGTTATGCTAGTGAAACTTTGGGTTTAGCATGGGATGAAAATAACCATAGCCGTAATTGGTTTAAAAATGGTGGTGTAAGTGGTATTCTTTCACCTGCTCCAACAGTTCAAATTAATTCTGATAAGGCTGCAAAAGCCAAGGCAGCTTGGCAAAATAGTATGTCAAATGATGGAAGTAATAGTATAATTGCTTTAGATTCATCAATGATTTATACCCCTATAACTGTAAGCAATAAAGATGCAATGATAATTGAAAGCAAAAATGCAACTGTTAAAGATATTGCAAGGTGGTTTGGTATACCTCCAAGTAAATTAATGCTAGATTCAAAATATAGTAATAGCGAACAAGAATCAGTTGAATTCCTTTCAAGTCTTATACCCCTTATGAGTAAAATTCAAAATGAATTTTTCAGAAAAATTTACATGAAATATGAGTGGAATATTAAAGATTTATTTTTTGATGTTGAAGGTTTATATTTAACTGATTTAGTTGCAAAAGCGCAATACTATACTAGTCTTTCTGCACTTGGTGTTTATACTCCAAATCAATTAATTGCAAAATTAAATTTAGGTGCTGCACCTGCAAAAGGTGGCAACAAGAATTTCTATAACGTGCAAAGTTTACCTTTAGAAGGGTTTGGACAAACAAATTTAACACCAGTTGCACCAGTTGCAGAAGTAAAGCCAACTGATAATAAATTAAAACCAATTGATAAAATAATTAAAAAAATAACTAAAATAGATTGAAGCTAAATTTAAATAAGCATGGATAATTTAATAGAAAAAAGAGAATTTAAAATTCAAGTAAGAGAAGGTGTAATAAGTGGTGAAACAACAAACAGCCGTACAATTTTTGGTACTGCAATTTTGTTTAATACACCTTCGCAAGACTTTGGAGGATTTAAGGAAATAATTGCACCAGAAGCATTTACAAATGAAGACATAAAAAGGTTCGATATTAAAATACTATTCCAACATAATGAGCAATTTATACCCTTAGCACGTTCAAATAAGGGCAAAGGAACACTTAAAATTACTATTGATAGTGTTGGTGTACACTTTGAATTTGATGCAAAAAATACTGCTACAGGTGAAGAAATATTACAAGCAATTCGTGCTGGTGATATAGATAAAATGAGTTTTGGTTTTTACATGAATAAAGAAGGTCAAAAATGGACTAAAAATATAGATGGAAGTTATGTAAGAACTATAATTAAATTTCTTGATGTTGTTGAATTTTCCATACTTGGTACAACTGCTGCTTATGATAGTGCTGTAGTTAATTCAAGGGCTTTAGAGCAAGCAAAATTGGAACTTGTTAAAGTTTCTGTTGATGTACCAGCAGAAGAACTAACAGAGGTTACACCAGAAGTACCAGAAGAACCAACAGAAACACCTGTTGAAGAAGTTGAACCAATTGAAACAAGGGATAATAAAGATTTAGAAAATGCAAAAATTGAACTAGAAGCGAAACAGAAAGAAGAAGAAGATAAAAAATATTGGGGAAAATATGAAGACCTTTTAAGCAAGTATATAAAATTGAATTAAAAGAAGAAATTAAAAATAAAATAATAAGTATTTATAAGTAATAAATAAAAATTTAAATATGAAGTTTACAGATTTAATAGAAAAAAGGAATGAATTAGTAACTAAACTAACAGAAGTTATAAATGAACCTAAAAAAGAAGAAAGAAAACTATCAACTACAGAAGATTCAGAAGTATTAAAACTTCAAACTGAACTAGATGCACTTGATGTTGAAATCGAACAAAAAAGAAATATAAATAACATAGATACAAATAAAACTAATAAACAAATGGATAAATTTAATGACTTGATTGTTCGCTCTGGTGACAGAATCGAAAATATGCATGTAAGGGCTTTAACACTTGCAAACACAATTGATAACGTAACTGTTGCTGGTGATATTTCCAGTGTTGGATACGAACCTTTTTATAAACAAATGGGTGTTCAAATTCTACCTAATCTTACTACTTCAATTAAACTACCTTTTGTTAATGGTATTATAGCTGGTAAGGCTGCACAGGGTGCAAGGGTTGATAATGGTACTACACTTGCAACTGTAGACCTTAAGCCAGCACGTTTTACACTTACTGAAACTATTGGTAAAGAATTGCTTGCAGTTGGAAACGAACAGGCACTTCAAGCATACCTTTTCGAAATGGTTAAAGGTGTTGATAAGGCTATTACAAAAGAAATTTTTGATGTACTTATTGCTGGTGCAACTGCAACTGCAACACTTGTAAATTACACAAATGCCAACATGGATACTTTAACAGCAACTGTTGATGGAGATGTTACAATTCTTTTCCCTAGAGCAGAATTCTACAAGGCTAAAGCGGTTAAAGTTGATACGGGTTCAGGTATATTTCTTGCCTCAAAAACTTCAAGTTTTGCTGGTAATATGTGGGATGGTACACCAATTTTCTATAGTGCATTGTTTGCACCTACAGCAGCTAACACAATTGTTGCAGCAGATTTGAAACACGTAACAGTAGGTGAATTTAATGGTGATTATGAAATTCTTTATGATTATACATCTAAAGCCCCAGAAGGACAAGTTATAATAACAGTAGTGAAAGAAGCTGGTGTTGTTCTTCGCAATACTTTGGCTTGTAAGAAATCTTTAGTATCCTAGTCTTAATTGATTTTTAAAATATTAAAACCTATCACTTTAATTAGTGATGGGTTTTTTTTTGAATATAAAGAAGTAAAATATAAGTATTTATAATTAAGTTTAAAACAACATAACATGGCAACATACAGCATTGATATTATAACCGGATTACCGTATTTAATTACTAGTGATTCTGGCACTACCTACCAAGAACCACAAGCAATACCAACCAATGCTGTTTATGGAATTGATGTAATTACTAATGAAGGTTATATAACCACTAGTTTAACTGGAACAACTGTAACTGGTTTACCTGTTGCAAATCCAACTAATTATGTTTACGGTGTGGATTTGGTAAGTGATGAACCATATGTTGTTGGTATTGATGGAAAAATTCCAATACACGATTATGCAGATTTGGAATTAATTAATGAGTTTAAAATTGATAATAACCTTTATAAAGAGTTTATATATACGGGCAATGACATAATACAAATTAATTATTATAGTGCCTTAGATAAGCTAAAAAAGCTATTTACAAAAGATATTATAAGTGATGTTAATGGTTATGTAACTTCAACTACTATAAAGGATGAACAAACAGAAAGAACACTAACTACTATTATAAATTATAGTGATGATACAATAATAAATATTACCAAAACAATCGAATAAGATGGATACAGAAATAATTAAAACAGAAGATTCTAACATAGTAATTGAAAGAACTACTATAGATAAAGAAATAAATATTAATGATTTACAAAATACAATAGTTGCAATTACTGAACAATTAGCAATGATTGATTTAAAAATTAATCAACTAAAATTATATAGTGTACCACAAGAAATTGAATATATAATTAATAGAGAAATTAACGAACTAGAAGCGGTTAAAATAGGACTTGAATATAAATTAAGTCTAGCAAATGAAGATTTATTAAAGATTAATTAATATGGCAGTATTTACAGGAATTCGTGTATATGGGTGTTTAAAACCAACTTTGACTTGTTCACTTGTTACTGGTGGCAGCTTATTGCCAAATACTAAATATTATGTATTTGGTGTAATGCGTACATATTTAGTTGGTATATATAACCCTACATATGGTGAGGTATCAAATATTACAGAAATTACAACAACTAGTAATGAAAAATCAATTCAAATTAATCATAAAACGTTTAGAAATATAACTAGTTGTATTGATGGTGGAAGTGGTAAAGTTAAAATTACAGCAATTAAGCATTGTTTAAAAACTAGTGATATAATTAAAATATCTAATGGAATTTATGCAGGTACATATACTGTTATAGATATTGATTACGATAATTTTTATATTACTTCAACTTATGCTGGTGATTATGTTGGAACTTTTTATACTGATTCTGATACATATAATAATAGTAAAGGAATGGTATATTGGATTAGTCAAAATAATCCAATAGATAGTGATGGAAATTTTAATCCAAATAGATATAGTCAATATACTTTATATGATTGGGATTCACCAGCTATTAATAATACTATTGTAACTATTCAACCCATTAAAATGCTTTATAGTAGTGGTTCACCAGATATGCAAGGTATGGGAACAGGTATTTATTCAGGCTTAAAAACAACAGGTACAATTTCAATATTAGTAACAGCAACAAAAACACTAAAAGAAATAAAAGACGAAATTAATTTAAGTGGTTTTGGTGGGTGTTGGAATTATGCAACTAATCCAAAAACAAATACACTAACTCTTGCAGGTAGTATAAAATTTTCAAACGGTGCAACTTTTAATTTATATGGTATTCATATTATTAATATTTGTGGTGAAATTGTAACTGCTGGTGATAAAAACTCAATGACTTGGACTAATTGCACAATAACTTTATATGGTGCACCCTATCAAAACTTTTCAAATCCATACTTAATTGGGGGTGGTTATACTGTAGCTGGTTTTAGCCCTAATAATCAAGCATATATAATACTTGGTTCACCTGCTTCATCTTCTTTAGATACTTATGGACAAGGTGGGCAAGGTGATTTTAACGAAGTAAATCCTAATGGTACTAAAGCAGTATATATAAATAAAAATTATTGGAGTTATAAACCTTCTTATTTATATGTAGTTTATGCACAAGCAATTTTTAGAAATATTAATGCAACAAATACATATTTATATTTTTTAGCTGAATATACACCACTAAGGGTAGATGATGGAAGAACTTTTTATTATGATAATATAGTTTTAAAAGATAGACCTTTAACATATGATGTAAATTGGTATGATTATCTAAACGGTGGAAATCGTAATCATATTATAAGTTGTAGAAACGTTGATATTTTAGCATATAAAAATAATATTAAAAAGGTTTATAGGGCTGCATATAATTCAGTTTTATTTAATTGGTATAGAAACGTTAATTTATTAATTACTGATAATCTAAATACTGCAATTAATAATGCTTCAATTAATATAATCGATAAAAATGGTACTACCTATAATTTTATAACAACTAATGGTAATGCAACTGTTGAAGTAATTGAACAAACTTCAACAGCTAGTGTAAATGATGCAACAAGATATAGTACTGATGACACTAAAAATCCATATACTATAACAGTAAGTAAAGTTGGATATGAAACACATAAAGAAATACTAAATACAGTAAACATAAAAAATTGGCAAATAACACTAAAACAAATATTACAAATGCGATATGATGCAGAAGGAAATATTTATAAAGCAATAACACCTGAACTTGGTTCAAGTGCCAAAATAATTAAAATATAATAATAAAAATAACTTGTATTTATAAACAAACTTAATAACAATGGCAAATACATACACAACAGTAGCTGAACTTAAACAGCACTTAAACATAGAAGAAAATTTCAATGACGATAACAATTATTTACTAGAACTTATTTCAGTAAGTGAAATGGCTGTAAGTGATTATCTTAATGGTGGTTTATCTGGTTCAACAGTAACTTTTACTATTAGTGGTGAAACAATTGTTGCCCTGCCAAAGACAATAAAATTTGCTACTATGTTGCTAGCTGCTCACTTATATAACAATAGAACTTTAGTAAGTTTTGCGCAAGGTGTTGAAATACCATATACTTTTCAATTCTTGTTAAATTCCTATAAAATAATTACAGTAGTTTAAAACAAAAACATATGGCAATAAATGCAGGTAATTTAAGATATAAAATAGTTATACAAGAAAGTGTAAATACTAAAGATTCTTATGGGAGTGAAAAACAAACATGGATGGATTATATGGTACTTCGAGCAAGTGTTAAATACTTGAACGGCACTAAAGGAGTTGATAGTAGTGAAATATTTACAAGTTATGGTGTAGAATTTACAACATATTACAGAGGTGCAATTAATTCAAAAATGCAAATTATTTTCAATGATAAAAAGTTTAGAATTAATAATATTTCTGAAATTGGATTTAGAGAAGGTCTATTAATATCAACTGAATTAATTAATGAATAATAAAAAAATAGATAGTTAATAAATTTAAATTATGCCAACTATATATAGACCCGAAAAGAAACCTATTTTAAAGCGTTCTAAGCATAGTATAAAAAAAGATAACCTAATTCATAGACTTGTATATAACACTTTAACATGGAAGCAGCTAAGAATAAATAAGCTAATGAATCAACCTTTATGTGAATGCAAAGAATGCAAAAAGAATAATAGAATTATATTAGCTGAACAGGTGCACCATATTAGGTGTATAAGTACAGCAGGTGAAAACCAGCAATTAATTAAAGCTTTAGGTTTTGATTATAATAATTTACTAAGTGTTTCGAGATTATGTCATATTGAAATACATAGAAAACTAAATGAAGAAATTGAATATTTATTTTAAACATGGAGAATACAAATTTTAAATTATCGAATTATAGTGATTTAGTTGCAATGCTAAACGGTTTAAAACCTGCATTACAAACTAAAATTATTTATGATGGACTAAATGAAGCTGGTAAGGTTATAAACTCACAAGCAAAGCAGAATTTAAATGCAACTAAACTTGGTAAGTCTTTAACAAATTATTCTGCTTATTCAAGTGCATTTAGAATTGAAAATTTAAAAGCAAGAAGTAATGAAGAACTTGGTGGCGTTAAAATTGGTATTGCTAAAAGTACTAAATCATTAAAGACTTTCAATTTACGTTGGATTCAATGGGGTACTAAAAAACGAGAATATTTATATAAAAATGAACAGATAAATACACCGGGATTTAAAGAAAAACATGGTGGTTATTATCATTCAACAGGTTTAGTAAAAGGTACTAATTTTTTCTATGGTGCAGTTAAATCTAAACAAAAAGATGCATATAACATAATAAGTGAAGCTATATTAGAATCACTTGAAAAAAATATTGATAAATTTAAATAATATGATAACAACAGGAAAAGCAATATATTCAATACTATCAAATGCAAGTGCCGTAACAGCATTAGTTAATAGTAATATTTACCCTTTAGTAATACCAGAATCAATTGATTTAGATACTACACCATGCATTGTATATGAAAGAAGTTTTATAAATGATTTTACAAAAGATGGAATTTCAACAACTAATTCAAGTTTTGATTTTACAATTATTTCGAATAATTATGAAGCTTCAATTAATATTGCTATTGCAGTATTTAATACTTTATATCTTTTTAAAGGTGATGTACTAAACACGCATATACATAACATAAGTTGTGTTGGTGGTGATGAAGTTGCAGTAAATTTCAAATTTATTCAAAAGCTTAGTTTTGACGTTAAAAGTTCAGCACTATAAAGAAATTAAAATTTGATTTGATAGTATTTATAAGTAATAAATAAGTAAGAAAAATAATTAGTAAAATTTAATAATATATAAAATGGCAGAAACAAATAAATTAAATTATGGTGGCGATATGCTTATATTCGTAAACGGTACACCAATTGCATTTTCGAAAAATAGTAAATTAGATATAAGTTTAAAAACACGTGATGTTGGTTCAAAAGATTCTGGTGTTTGGGATGAAAAAGCAGCTGGTAAACAAAGCTGGGGTGCTAGTGCAGACGGATTAATGGCAGATGGATTGATTGGTGCAGGGCCTGTTATTGTAACAGCTACAGCAGCAATTACAACTGGTACAGCAACTTTAACAATGGGTTCAGCAACTTTTGTTGCTGGTGATGTTGGAAAAACAGTAAAAGTACTTGGTGCTGGTGCAACTGGTGGCGATTTGCTTACAACTATTCTTGCTTATGTTTCTGCAACAAGTGTTACACTTGCAACTAATGCATTAACAACTCTTGCTGCAACTGCAAGTAAATTTATTTGGGTTGGTGGAACTTTAAACGCTTATTCAACCTTAGTACTTGCGATGAACACAAGACAACCTATTCCAATTATTTTTGCAACTGCAACTGGTACTGCACCTTCTTGGACTGTATCAAGTGTTGCTGGTAAGACTAAATATAATGGTAATGGTTTTATTACTTCAATTTCAATGAATGCACCGGATGCAGATACAGCAAGTTTTTCAATTAGTATTGAAGGTACTGGTGAATTATTCCAAACAAATAATTAGTTTTCATATTGATTTTTTTTAGTTAGGTTGTTTTTTTTTAAAATAGATAGTTTCATAGCTATCTATTTTTTTTTGTTCAAAATCGGAATTAATTGATTTTTAGATAGTATTTATACTTACAACTAAAATAAACAACTTAAACTAAAATCTATGAAAGAAAACACAATTAAAATTGATGGAGTAGAATACATACTTAAACAGTCGTTTAGGTCATTAATGCAATTTGAAACAATGACAGGCAAATTTGCAACAGAAGTAAACCAAAGTATAAATGATTTGACTATATTACTTTATTGTATGTTGTCGGCAAACAACAAAGAAAGCTTCAAATTTTCTTATGATGAATTTATTACTTTGCTTGATACGAATGAAAATATTATGACTGATTTTAGTACTTATCTAGTTCAACAAGCTAAAGCAGCACAAACAACTGAACCCAATAAAAAAAAAGTAATAAAGAAGTAAAAAAAATAAAAATTAGTGAAATTTATGGTCAGGTTGTATTATTAGGGATACAACCTGATTATTTTTTTGATGTAATGGCATGGGTTGAAGTTAATGCAATTCTAGAAGCTAATTATAACAGATATAAGGATAGTTGGGAGCAAACAAGGTGGCTTGGTTATATTAATGCATGTGTTGCAGGTAGTTCAATTAAAAAGCCTACAGATTTAATTTTATTTGCTTGGGAAGAAAAAGAATTAATTGATACTAGAACACCAGAAGAAAAAGAACTTCAAATTATTGAAGATACAAGAACAAGAACAAGAGAAGAAAGCATAAAAGAATTATTAGATTTTGCCAGCACTATAAAGATGTAAATAAATAGTATTTATAAGTATAATAATATGAAGTTTTAATTAAAATATATACAATGGGTAAAATGACACTAATGACTGCACTAACGCTTAATGCAGCAGGTTTTTCAGATGGAATTAATGGAGCTATAAAAGATTCAAAAGAATTTGTAACTGCAATTAATGGTGCTGGTAAAGATACTGTTAAAGCTTTCAAAGATATTTCAGAAATGGGTATTGGCGAAATGAGAAGAAATCTAAAAGAACTAAAAAACCTTTCATTTGCCGGCAAATCAAAAGAAGAAATTCATGCAATAAATGCACAAATTGGTGAACTTACCGATACAATGGGTGATTTAAAGGCACAACAAAAAGGTATGGGTATTGAACTTGGTTCAGCAATGGCAGGTGGTTTGCAGACTATAAGTGCTGTTGCAGAAGGTGTTGTTGGCGTTGCAAGTTTATTTGGAGCAAGTAAAGAACAGGCCGAAAAATACCAACAAGTAATGGTAAGTTTAATTGGAGTTACACAAGCTTTCGGAGTAATTGAAGCTGCAATTATGGAAAAACAATTTCAAGTTATTGCAACAAGACTTGCTGAAACAGCAGCAACAGTTGCACAAACAATTGCAACTAAGTTTGCAACTGCTGCTAACTGGCTGTTAAACGCTTCAATTGGTGCAACACTTGCAATAATTGGTGCAACAGTACTTGTTGTTGCTGCTTTAGCTGCTGGTATGTATTATTTATATTCATGGCTATCTAAATCAACAGAAGCTGAAAAAGAACAATATTTAGCAATTAAACTTTCAAATGATGAAAGAATAAAAAGTAAAGAAATAATTGAAGAGGTTGGAGCAGCAGCAATTGCAACACTATTACCACAAAAAGTACATATAGAAGCATTAGTTGCAGCACTCCAAAATGAAAATTTAACTTTAACTGAAAAGAAAAAAGCATTAAAAGAATTAATTGCATTAGACCCTTCATTTTTACAAGGGTTGGATTTAGCTAATATTTCAACTGAAAAAGGTAAAAATATAATTGCAAACTATATTCAAGCTTTAAGTAAAAAAGCTGAAGGTATGGCACTTGAAGCGCAATTAGTTAAACTTTATTCAAATCAATATACAGATAAACTTGCTTATGAAAATTTACTAATTGGTATTCAAGCTGAAAAAATAATGCTTATCAATGGGTTAAAAAATATGTCATTTGGATTTGGTGAAGCAGAAGATTTAAGAAATAAAATAGCACTTGAAGAAACTTTAGCAATTACCACTAAAGCTAGGATTGATGGAAATATTAAAGGTATTGATTCAATTCAAAATCGAATGGCAAAACTTAAACCTTTAGATGTTGAATA